AAAAGATTTTTTGTCCGCGATTGGCTTAGGCCCGCCATTGGCTTAGGCCCGCCATTGGCTTAGGTCCGCGTCACCGGTCTAAATAGAAACTAACTAGAAGTATGTAGATGTCAAACACCCAGCGTGAGGATTTTCTGGATGAGGACGTGGAGATTCCGGGGCAGAAGGTTGTTCTCCTCAGCTTTCTGAGCCCGGAGAAGGTGTTGGCGAAGAAGGACCTATTCTTCTTTGACACCTTCCTCCAGCAGTATGAGTTTAAGTTGAGGGTTCGCAACCTCGAGGGCTACCTCGCCACCACGATTCGCAGCATCAATAACAAGCTGGATACGCAAGCAGTGGAGTTTGACAAGCAGGACCTCAGCGGCTGTGCCGACCTCTGTCGTAACAGCCGGGTTCGGGTTGACACGGTCATGGATGGCCTCCAGACATTCATCAAGGAGAATGAGAAGGACATGAAGGACACCAAGCTCAAGGAGGCGTATGATGACTTCGTCTATGCCAACAAGACAAAGCTTGAGCAGCAGTTCTCGGAGAAGAATGAGTTCCGCACAAATGTTCGGGGACTGAAGGTTCGTGGTGTCTATGCCAGCAAGGCGGAGGCAGAGGCCCGCTCCAAGAAGCTCCAGCGCAACGACCAGATCCACAACATCTTCCTCGGAGAGATTGGCAAGTGGCTGCCGTGGGATCCGGAGCCGACGGATGTCGGTGAGCAGGAGTATGCGGAGGAGCAGCTCAATACCCTCATGAAGAAGTATAAGGATAACGAGGAGGCCCGCGAGATGTTCATGCGCGAGAACCGCAACAAGATGCGCAGTGGACCGTCGACTACGGTGACCCGTGATGCTGAGGCTGAGCCTAGCAGTGTAAGCAATGCCGCCGCTGCACCTGCCGCATTCAGTGCAATGTTTGATGGCCCCGCTGATCTCGCCATGCAGCGCAAGATGGAGAACAAGCAGTAATTGTAAATAACGTTGATTCATAATCAAACATATTTACTTCTCAGACACCCTTGTTATAATAATTGTTCGTGTAGGGAGGATTGATGGCGCGGCACACGCCCTCCTGGCAGAACTCACCCTCATTGCACTTCACGCCGTAGCAAGACATGTTCGTGAATCCGTCGTAGAGGGTGTCCGGAAAAACCGCACGCACCACAGCAATCAGCGCGAGAACAATGAGAAACGAGACAAAAACGCCAACGAGAGTCTTGTTATTCAGACGAACCATTCTATATGTAAGTTATATTATTTAGACTCGCAAATATTTCAAATTAGTTTCGGATTTCTTAATTTAAGCCCTGCTCGCTACGCCATTTTCTTACAAAAAAGACAATAGGAAATACAATGAGAATTAGTACCAAAGCTATGATCCCTAAAATATGTGATGTACTTAAGGGGTTCTTTCTTCGTTCTGCAAGATATTGAGCTGAAGATGCTTCCATTCGGGCTTTCTCGGCGGCCAGCGCCGCGGCGTCGGCTGCGCGGTCGGCGCGCCGGGCGGCATCATACTGATCCGAGGCAGCGGCGGCGGCCTCGTGGGCGGCCTTTGCGGCGGCGGCGTGTGCGTCGCTGGCTTTGAGTGCGGCCGCATCAGAGTCCGTAGGCACATCTGGTAAAAATCCGCTTAGCATTTTTGGAAAACTTACGCGAATACTGACAATTAATAAGATAACAGTTAGAAATGATATTAATAAAAATCTTGGCAAGATTTTGTTACTTATACGCGCCATTACTACCATATGAACTGAAAATTAAATCTGCAAAATACTCTAATAGTCATTTAACAGCTCATCTAGAGAACAAGCACTGACATTAATTATAAGAAAGTCACGACGTTACGATGTTACATTTTCACTTGGAGCTTCCTCAGGACCCTCTTCTTCCTTGGGAAAGCAAATACCCTTCTCGCCAGTCTCGTCTGCGTGGCAATTCGCATCCTTTCCACATGCATTTTCTAACTGCGGGTCACACGGCTCTCCCATATCGGAAAAGGGGCTCTTTCTGCCCGTATACCATCCATACGCAAAATACAGGGCCACCACAAGAAGAACGGCGCCAAGTCCAGCAAATACATTGAGATTCATCCACGACGGGGCAAAGTTCTTAAGAAAGTCCATACTATCTTAGGAAGCCAGAATATACATCGCTTTTAGCCGCTTCAACCCACTATCGTTCAATCCACTATCGTTCAATCCACTATCGTTCAAGCCACTATCGTTCAAGCCACTATTGTTCAATCCACTATCGTTCAAGCCACTATCGTTCAAACCACTACCGTTTATGGTAATACCGGGAGACCCGTATCCACAGGAAGACGCCTGGGGTTAACCGACTTACAATATCCATTCACACACTGAAGAGGGAAGTCGCAGGGCGCCATATCAACACCGCATTGGGCATTGGCAGACCCCTCAAAAGGCTCAATATACTGAGAAATGCGGATATATCTGTCGGCAATGAGAAGCGCAATGGCGAGGGCAGCTATGAATAATAAGCAAGAAATAGCACCGGACTTGTCCATCTAACCTAAGTTTATATCTTCTTAACTTGAATTGCCGGCCCCTTCAGACGTGTGGCAGAACGGGGATCATATTCATTCCCCTCCTTCTCCTTCATGTGCGCAGCAGAGTGGGCCCAGAACTCAGGCGCCCCAATGCGGAAATCACCGTGCATCTCCGCCTTATACCAGAAGATAATGTCCTCCAACTTATTGCTCTGTGTCGTATTATCCAAGACGAGGCACTCGTAGTTTGTCGTGCACTGGTCCATAATCTGGCAGAAGAACTCAAACGACGGAAAGGCAGAGCCATAGTTGTCAAAGATGCGCTTGCGGTTGCTCAGATAGGGCTCGCGCAGAATAAACACATAGTCCACGTTGGTTCTGAGAGCCGGCTGGATACCCAGCGGATACTGCATGGTAATCAAGAAGAAGACCTTGAGCCAGCGACCGTTCATGAAGAGGTAGCGGATGTTCTTATCGTGAGTCCAGCTGTCGTCATACATACAGTCGTCCAGAATCATAAGGGAGCGGGGGTCGTAGCGCGACTTCATCTGGCCCGCCGCCTGCTCCGCCATAATCTTCGCCATAATCATCTTCTGCCGCTTGACGAAGTTGGCAAGAATGAGCGGGCTATACTCACCGTGAATGAAGAGCGGGGGGATCATCTTGGAGTAGAACGAGTTGGACTCCTCCGTTCCTGAGATGACTGTTCCAAGAGGCATGTCTTGGTGGTGAAAAAGGAGGTCACGCACAAGCGTGGATTTTCCAGTGCGCCGGCGGCCGATAAAAACACATACGGCGTCCTGTTGGATTTTGCGCATATCAAACTTACGTAGACTCACGTCCATAGGCGAACTCATTGCTTCTATGTATCCTCTAAAAAATATGCGCTTTTACACGACGCATGTATTCTTGATGAGGAAAAGATGGAAAAACTCCGGGGGATGAACCTTCCAATGCCCAGATTTCTTCAAGAGGATATTCCTGAGGGCGTCAAAGGTATTTACGGCTACAGGAACCTGCAGACCTTCTTCCCCACGCTGTCCAAAGTCTTCCGTGTGAACAAATACCAAGCGGCCAAGGTTGCTTATGATCTCCCTTCTGCCCTTGCGGCCGTTGATTGCTCAGGTGGCCAGGGGTTTTGCGCGGTAACCCTTAAGAAGAAGGATGGAACTCAGACGAGCGAGCGTGTCTTCCTGAAGGTTACCCACTTACTTGACCCGGTCCGCTGGATGCAGGGGCGCTATTCCCTTCCACAAGAAGCCGGCCTTCCTGGACACTCGAAGACATGGACGTCGGCCTGGCACAAGCTACAGGATCCCTGGAATCAGGCATATGTTGAGGCGCTGGCTACCTATGCTCTGAGCGGTCTTCGCACATCAGGAGCCTCTCCTCATTTTAACAACTTTTATGGAGCATATTGTGCACGCGCCGATACGTATCGTTACAATATCAACGATGATTACGAGAGTTTTAGAAATGCACGGTGGTTCTGGAATGGAAAGGATCGTGGCCTCTATACGCTGAGCGTTTTGAATGGTTCGGCGCCGGACATGCCAGCGCCTGAGAGCGTGCTGGCCGATATTCTCACCAAGCCTGAATTGTCCGATACACAGAGCGAGGAGATACTGGAGTCAATAGATATGAATGCCGATGTGGACGAGGATGCCAGCTTGGAATCTGCATCCATGGATAGCAAGAGTTTTGAGGAGGATGAGGATGAAGATAGGGATGAGGATGAGGATGAGGATGAATCTGCCGACTCTGAGCAGTTTATTGTATACGCTAACATCTCTGACTTTCCCGTCATGTTAATCTTCACCGAATCAAATGAAAATACAATGGATTCTCTCTTGGATGCGAGGAAGCACATGATTAGCCCTGGAACGGCGGAATGGGAGACCATGTGGTCTGCGTGGATTTTCCAGGTGATTGCTGCGCTGTGTGCGATGCAGAAGGTGTTCGGTATGACGCACAATGATCTGCATACGAATAATATTGTGTGGAGTCC